AGGTAAGTTGCGCAATTGCGAAACTTCCCTTCGTACCCATCCCTTGGCCCTTTCCATAATATATGGGAGGTGTCTTGGGTTTTACGAACCAGGGGCAATCAACGACTAACGTTTTCCAAGCGTTAGCCAATTTTTGTCCAAACAGAGCTTTCATTACAATGAATTGTAAGGAAGCTGGAAGATTGTCGGTCCAGCTTGTAGCGTCTAACGATACAAGTCGTTCCTTTATCTCCCTCGTCTGAGATTGTATATCATCCCAGCCTGAGCTGTGTGAATAGAAACAGCAGTTCTTTTTAAAGAGTTGCATTGTTACTTTCACAACGATCTTCTCAACGGAATTAAATATACACTGAGTCCAGAAATCGCAAATTGCGATTACACGGCTCTTATTGGCTTTATCGGGAATACTGGCTAATCTCCGTATTAGAACGGAATCCAGATTCCCCTTTGCTTCTTCCGACCTAAGTTGGAAGAACTCAAAGAATGCGTTATTATTCGTAATAATACACATTTCCTTGATTGCCTCGTACATACTCTTGTTTCTTACCAGATATGCTGCCTCATCCCGAGCTGATTCAAGCTTTGGAACCCCATTGGGGCCATTACTAGGACCAAGGAATAAATCAAAGGACATATCCGACAGAGTTATACTTTCTCGGACGTTGGTTAAGCGCCTCTGGGCATATTGCTCGAAGCGCCCAACCATTTCTGGTTGTAATTTGAATTTTGTCTTCAGTTCCTTTAATGAAGCCAAAGTTCGGTTAGCTGAACATACCCTGTTCAATTTGAATAGAGTGTTTAAGAGCCGTCTCATTTCACAAATGTGGACGTCCTCTCCATCCTTTTCATTGTTATCAACAATGTAATGGAACAAGGGCCGTAAGTGGCTTAATTTTGTAGGCCATTTATCCTTACGCCCTGTCGAAACCCAATCCGGGTTACTTACACTTCGACCTTCTAGGAGTGCCGTTGCGTAGGAAGTTAATATCTTCCAACGATCGGTTCCTTCGACGATGCCATGATTCTTTATTAAATCATCATGCCGTCTCACTGTCTCAGTGATGAAGTATTTCAGCTTTACCTCGTCAAATATTTTGCCGAGGTCTTTTGCAAAAATGGGAACTAGTAGATCAAATCTAGTATTCCCTATGTAGCCAGACGATGGATTAATTCCATTATCACCCTTTGTCTCCTTCTTAGAAGGTTTTGGTAATTTCTTACCTTTATCCTTTTTAACTAAAGGTCGTACAGCAGTACTGATTGAATTAACAATCATTGCTGAGGTCCCGTTAGCGTAACATCCCTTAACTAGGTTAACGGATAGTTTCCAATCAAAATAAGTGGAACCATTTGGTTTACCAAATGTTACTATTTTTGTTCTGATGTTGATCATTCAGTTTATAATTGTTTGATCCCCGCATCCGAAATAGCCTTGACAGGCCACAAGTTAATGCGTTCGTGACCCT